GTACGCCGTCTGCGTTTCTCCGGCCCTAAGACATCAATCATCTGTTCTCCAATGACTAGTCTAAAAACTAGTATTAAGACTATCACTTAAATAAGTGATATTGGTTGTCTGGAGATTCAGGGGGCCAGTCTAATATCCAAGAAAGTCATAGAATGAGAATGGATTTTGATTCATTGTTGCTCTCCAATAATTTTTCAATTTGTAATATAACCTATATCTATATGTTAATAAATTACTTATATGTTCTTTTATGGCAGAGTTTGAATTCGTACGTGCTGATTTTTACGACTCAGTTAACTCTTTAAAGCGTTCCATAAACATCCCATAGGCATGGCCTGGCGACAGTGGAATAACTTTGAACATCTCTGTTGCCGGGATACCTTCCAGTACAGGCCAGAAAGAGCCATCATCAAGCCCGAGATCGCGGCGTTCGGTTGCCAGCATGATGAGATCGGCATATTTCACAGGCGTGCTCATAACCGTGGGTAACCCGTATTTCTCACGGATTACGGCGTCTATTTTTTCTTCCATCCGTTTATAGTCAGGAAGAAGACGTTTCAGCGGCGTGGGGATGTCCTGGCAATACGCTTCTGTTGCATCATGCATTAACGCTTCAAAAGCAAATTCCTGCGGCACCAGCTGGCTGCAAAGCACCGCATGTTGGGCGACACTGTAGAAGTGTGAAAGATGACCGGCAAAGCGACAGATATTTGAAAGGGAAACCGCGATATCGTTAATCACGATGTCGTCTTTATTTATCCTGTCATAATAAAAATGCTTCCCGGAAAAAGTTTTAATAAATGACATTTTGTTCTCCGCGTATATGTGCTGCACCACGCTGAATTCTGGTAAAAGGAAGCCCTCACCATCCGGCGATTATTGAGTCAATTACGTTTCCATAAATGCCCCCGCAGGGGCATTTGCAGTAATGAAATCAGGCGGTGAAAGTACCAATAAAGGTTTCTACTTTGCTGTCTTTGAATTTCTCAACAAGCAGATCACGAAATTCGTTAGCCATTTCTTCCTGCACCGCCTCCAGCTGAATAATGCGCAGAACCAGTACAGGACGATCGCCAGTGATAATGCTGAGGCGTAATTTAAATGGACGTTCTTTCAGACCTTCAAACGGAACGCATTTAAATTCAAATGCCACTGGCATAATATCTTTGGTTTTCGCTTCGACAGACTCCATCAGGGAGCGTTTGCCGCTGAAGTCATTATCTTCAAAATCAGCGGTCTGGTTTGCTTCAATCGTGATTTTACGGACAGCCGCAGCCGCTTTTGTTGCCTGAATAGCGTCACCATTAGCATCAAAGCCCACAAGGTAGTCGGCCCAGTCTTCAATCCATTCTGCCAGTGACTTCTGGGAATGACGCTCGCCATTAACAGACAACAGAGCAGAGAACGGTGCTGTCTTTTTCAGTTTGAGAGTGGCAGTGTTATCTGCGTGACCTGGCTCATCAATAGTACCCAGGTTAAGCACACTGACGGCACGCATATTATCGGCATCGATAAAGCAGCGGGTGCCTTCATCTGCAAGATCTTTAGAATAACGAGTAAAGTCATCGATGCTGGCAGTGGAAAGCGCACCACGGAAACGGAAACGATTTAAATTAAATTTTTCCAGATCATGAATGCGGAAATTCTCAGGCAATGCCACAGCATCGGCACCAATCTTACTGATAATTTCATTAACACCCTGAGCAGAAATAAGGGCATGGATTTGATTAATTGCGGTTGCGTCTAAGTTCTGAGACATAATAAGTCCTCACTATATAAAAATATTCAGTGATGAGAGAAATAATCAGTTTATTAAAAACGATATTAATGACCTGCTGCGCGGAGTTTTCCGTCAGGTTCACCGGCAAGAGTCAGTAATTGTCCCTGGTCTTCCTGCAGAATAGTCAGGCGACCACCGCGATTGACATACATCGGCGTTTCGGTGGTGTCTTCTTCGGAAATTTTCCCGCGGTTAGTCGGGCGAACATATGAGAGTTTGTGTTTGATTTTCACACGGTTCTCATCAAATGGTTCGATTTCCAGGTTGAGCGAGACCTTACCTTTGGTTTTCGTATTCATCACACCGGAAGCGACTTCACTGAGAACAGCGCCGATTTTGGTTTCAAATACGCCGCCGTCCAGCTCCCCGATAAATGCCTGCACATCAGTACTGCGTTCGCTAGCCATTTTGCTGCTCCTCATCATATCGACCCTGCAAGGTCGGTTGGTTTCTCCACAAAACAGAGAAGAACACCTGCGGTGGCAGCCGCCCGGATGGATTGGGTTATGAGCCCGTCGGCCGGTGATGCTCTTCTCTGTTTTGTAAAAAGAGCGGTACCAGCCGGAAGCAAGTGTACAAACTGGTACCGCCAAAGCAGTGGCTGTTGTGGTGACCGGTGCTGATCTCCGGCTTGCGGTTATTTCAGACTCTCACGGGCGTTTAATTGCCCCGCCGAACAGCTCTTTTCCGCAATAGCTGCAATGTCTTTCGCGCATCAGCCTGCGCATTCACCACAACGCTGAGAGCACTTAGCCAGTTACGGCACCACACTTTGTCGCGGTTCCATAAATGCCCTCATCGTTGCACCCTGGTCTCTTCCCAGGTGTCAAACCGAACCGCCACGCTGGTTAGGCGTCTTATCAGCATCATCATTGACTTGCACATTCCGGCTACCTGGTTTGTTTGCTCGAGCAAGGAGTGGATTGTCCCCTTTAACGTCCCCAGACCGCTAACGACGCATGTGCCATACGTCGTGTTACAACCAAATTTTGTTAGTACCTTGTTTGTTTGTCTGGAAAGAAAGATAAAATGAAGTTGCGCATTATGCAAGTGTTTTTATTGCGAGATATGCAATTTAAAGGGTAATGAAAAGCCACCTTTGGGTGGCTAATTGATGAGGAGGTAAGGGTTAATTGTGTCGCTTAAGGGTTTGTGACTGGCTGATTAAGACCTTTCCAAAGACCATAAACCGGTGTTCATTTTCGCTGGTAATTCCCCATTCACGGTAAATCTGGTTATCAGAAATCACCAGTAGTTTGTCAGGTATCATTTGCAGTCGTTTGACATAAATTTTATCATCAAAACCAAATACATAGATACCATCTCCATCAAACTGATTGATACTGACATCAACGAAGATGAGATCTCCTGGCTCAATGGTTGGACACATACTGTCCCCACGAACGTTGATAACTTTAATGTGATTGGCTGGCCGTCCGCCAAACATCGATACAGCATTATCAGTTCTGTATTCAATGGCATGAATCACATCAATGACATCACCGCCCTGGATAAGGCCATTTCCCGCACTGGCACTGACATCCAGCATTTCAATACGGAATACATCCTTCACCTGCGCAACATCCTCACTAATACTGTTTTTACATACAGTATTACTTTTGACGTCTGAGGTAAAGAGATCAGCAATATCAACACCTAAGCTCCTGGCAATATTACTCAGGGCTTGTTCAGTGAATTGTTTCTGCTTACCTGTTTCCAGGCGTGAGATATTCGCCGCATCCACTCCTATTGCTTCAGCGAGATCGGCGATTTTCATGTTCTTCGCCTGGCGAAGTTGTCTGACTCGGTTTCCTATGTTCATGCGTTTATTACATTTCTTTATTGCGCGTTAAGCAAATCAACTTGCGCAAAATATTTGCGTGAAATAATATGCTCATCACGCAATATGTGGAGGTCATATGCAATCACCATTACGGAATGTGCGTAAGGCGCACGGATTTACTTTGCAGCATGTTGCTGCTGGCGTTCAGGTCAATCCAGCGACGCTGAGTCGTATTGAAAGACTGGAACAAATTCCATCTATCGATCTTGCAGAACGTCTGGCCAATTTTTTTAAGGGTGAAATCAGCGAAATGCAGATTCTTTATCCGGCACGTTTTCAATCTAGCCAAAACCAGAATGGGTTTAAACCACAGGAACAGGAGGTAAGCCGTGGGTAATCATCACTGGAAAGTGGAAAAACAGCCTGAGTGGTACGTGAAAGCTGTCAGAAAAACTATCGCGGCGTTGCCGGAGGGTTACGCTGAAGCTGCTGAGTGGCTGGATGTAACAGAGAACGCATTATTTAACCGCCTTCGTGCCGATGGCGATCAGATTTTCCCGCTGGGATGGGCAATGATTTTACAACGTGCTGGTGGCACTCACTTCATTGCTGACGCTGTGGCGCAGTCTGCAAATGGCGTCTTTGTGTCTCTTCCTGACGTCGAGGATGTGGACAATGCCGATATTAACCAGCGTTTACTGGAAGTCATTGAACAGATCGGCAGTTATTCAAAACAGATTCGTTCAGCAATCGAAGACGGTGTAGTGGAACCGCATGAGAAGACAGCAATTAACGACGAACTGTATCTTTCAATTTCGAAGCTCCAGGAGCATGCAGCACTGGTCTACAAAATCTTCTGCGCTCCAGAAAATAGTAACGCCCGCGAGTGTGCAGCTCCGGGCGTCGTGGCGTCGATTGCTTCTGGTTGTGGAGAAACTAACGCATGAATAGTTTAACGGCAAATAACCGTTTGTCGCAACAGCTGGTGGTCAGCGTCGCTGAACACCTGTTGTTACGGCATGAATGCAGATTACCAAATCACCTGGCTGTAAGTAACCACAGAGAACTTTACCTGACTGTGGGGGGCGAGTTGTGCAGGAACTTAACCGCTGGTTTCGTGACGGAAGAGGGCTTTATGTCCATGTTATTCGTTGGGAGCCAGAAACACAGCGCGTTATCTATCTTCGCAAAGACTACCCGCATGAGTGCTTTAGTCCTTTGTGGAAATTCAGGCGTGATTTTGTTGAGTGTGAAGGACCACCAGCATATTGATTCTGCAATTCCGGGACGTTACACTGCTCAGGCACCTTATAAAGCGGGTGCCGGGATTGGCGTCCTGAAATTGTCAACGGCGATGTATGACGCGCCAGCGTCTTTTTTATCGTCCGCATTTGCTCACATCCAGATTATGGTGGGCTGGGCGGGGGCACCGAAAGGTGCGCCGGTCTCCGTTGACGCCGGTTACGCCAACCCCGTCCAGTTCACCACCAGTGAAATTGGCGTTTCCGGTGGTGGAAGTTTTTCACTGTCAACGGAGGCTGCCATCATGGCTACGATCCCAGCCCTCACTCAACCTGAAATCACCATTGACAACGGCCAGGCCGTTACCACTTCTTTGGCTGTTGCCAACTTCTTCTCCAAGCGTCACGACGATGTGCTGAAAAAGATCCGCACTCTGGATTGTTCCCCAGAGTTTTGTGCCCGCAATTTTGCGGAGACATCGATTTCGGTAAATCAACCGAACGGTGGTACACGCAAGCTCCCTTGCTATCAAATCACACGAGACGGTTTTGCGTTTCTTGCTATGGGTTTCACGGGTAAACGTGCTGCCCGGTTCAAAGAGGCATACATAAATGCCTTTAACCAGATGGAGAAACAGCTTTCAAAGCCCGCTGTACCGAGCGACGTTGCACATAACGCCAGCGTTCTCTGTTCCTACATTTCATCAATTCATCAGGTCTGGCTGCAGCAGCTTTATCCTATGTTGGCAAAAGCCGAATCTCCGCTGGCTGTTAGCTTATATGACTATATTAATGATGCTTCGGCGCTGGCCAGTCTCATAAATTTGTCGCTGAACCCTTCAGAGGTAAGGGGGCGCAAATGATCCGGAATATTTTCAAACGGTTTACCAATCATACTTTCCGTTGTCCTCGTCCGGGTCAGTGGTACACCACGCCTGCTGGGCATGTTCTACGTGTTAGCCTGGTTGACCGTGAATGTCAGAAGGTGGTTTGTGAACCGCTGGGCCGTAATTACCGCGTCAGTATGCCGCTTATAGCCTTTTGCTCCGGAAAAATGTTTAAGCGTCTGGGAGGTGTGGCGTGAACTGTTTTCAGTTTGTGTGCGGATGTGCTTTCGATAACCCGATTCAGCGCCTGATTATGTTGCGTGTTTTGATGTCGGGTTCTTCAGACGGTGAAGGCGAGAGAGTTATTGATCATCAGGTGCTTGCTGATTTCTGCTGTTGTTCTAAGCAAGCGATATTCAGGGAAACCCTGGCACTGGAAAGAGCTGGTTATCTTCATATCCGAAAAATTGCAACGCTTACTATTGATGCAAAAGCCAGACTACAACCTGCGCGTGGCTACACAATTCTCATGCTGCGGAAGGAGGTTGTATGAGCCGTTACGCCCCCACACCGGAAGTTATGGCTATTGGTCAAATTAATATTTCCGGCAATGTTACACCTGCGACCTGGTGGAAATATATTCGACTACCCAGTGGGCGTCCGGATGCGACGGCTATCGCTCTGCTTTCAGAGATCGTTTACTGGTACCGCCCGACAGAGGTCAGGGATGAGCACACCGGAGCGTTGCTGGGATATCGCAAGCGTTTTCAGGGCGACAAACTGCAAAGAAGCTACCAGGCGTTTGCTGAGCAGTTTGGTTTCGGGAAAAGGGAAACCGCAGATGCGCTGAAGCGTCTGCGCGATGCAGGGTTTATTACTCTGGATTTACGCACGGTGGAAATGCTCGATGGGGTGAAATGCAGCAATATTTTGTTTGTCGGGATCAACCCACAGGCAATTGCGGCCATCACCACACCTTCTTCTGTTTCGCCAGAAAGTAACAGCAATAATGCAATCAGCGATACAGCTATTACGTTAAAACGGAACACCCCCCGACGTCATAACGGAACAGGGGATACGCCGAATGTTGATACAAATACAGAGATTACTACAGAGATTACTACAGAGATTACAACGGAGACTAAAAACACTATTGGCGCATCCGCTGACGCGTCTGCACCAGCGCGTTCTGCCAGACAGGAATATTCACCGGAATTTGAACAGGCCTGGCAGGAATATCCCAAACGTGCTGGTGGTAATTCAAAATCCGCCGCTTTTAAAGCCTGGAAAGCCCGAATCAGGGAAGGTGTGACACCCGAAACCATGCTCGACGGTGTGAAACGCTATGCCGCCTGGGTGCGTGTCTCTGGAAATACCGGTACCCAGTTCGTGAAGCAGGCGTCGACGTTCTTTGGTCCGGATCGTCATTTCGAAGAATCCTGGGAAGTTCCTGCGGTATCTGCAGCCAGACGCGAGGACCCGTACTTCAAAGCCAGTTACGACAACGTGGACTACAGCCAGATCCCGGAAGGATTCAGGGGGTGATCATGAGTCTTTTGAATGAAGTTCAGAAATTCATTGAAGCCCATCCGGGGTGTACTTCCGGAGACATTGCGGATGCTTTTTACGTGGGGGCTTAATGAGTAATAAATATTGCCAGGCGCTGGTAGAACTGCGGAACAAACCAGCCCATGAACTGAAGGAAGTGGGCGATCAGTGGCGCACGCCGGACAACATTTTCTGGGGAATTAACACCTTGTTTGGTCCGTTTGTTCTGGATCTGTTCACTGACGGTGATAACGCCAAATGTGCCGCGTATTACACGGCGGAAGACAACGCGCTGGCGCATGACTGGTCAGAACGTCTTGCGGAGCTTAAAGGTGCTGCCTTTGGTAATCCCCCATACAGCCGCGCCAGTCAGCATGAGGGGCAATACATCACCGGCATGCGTTACATCATGAAACATGCCAGTGCCATGCGTGATAAGGGCGGGCGCTATGTTTTCCTGATCAAAGCGGCCACCAGCGAAGTGTGGTGGCCGGAAGATGCGGACCATATTACTTTTATTCGCGGGCGTATTGGTTTTGAACTGCCTGCCTGGTTTATCCCGAAGGATGAGAAGCAGGTGCCGACAGGCGCTTTCTTCGCTGGTGCTATTGCTGTTTTCGACAAGACCTGGAAGGGACCGGCAATCAGCTACATCGGGCGCGATGAACTTGAGGCATGTGGTGAGGCCTTTCTGGCGCAGGTTCGCCAGCAGGCGGAAAAACTGGTCAGGGAGATGGTGGCATGAAGCTAATACTGCCTTTTCCGCCCAGCGTGAACACGTACTGGCGACACCCCAACAAAGGGGCATTTGCTGGTAAGAGCCTGATAAGCGAGGCGGGGCGAAAATTTCAGAGCGCGGCGTGTGCCGCCATCATTGAGCAGTTACGTCGTCTGCCGAAACCAACGTCGGCACCTGCTTCAGTGGAGATCGTGTTGTTTCCTCCGGATAACAGGATCCGCGATCTGGACAACTATAACAAGGCGCTGTTTGACGCCCTGACCCACGCGGGTGTGTGGGAAGACGACAGTCAGGTGAAAAGAATGCTGGTGGAGTGGGGACCGGTTATCCCGAAAGGGAAGGTCGAGATCACTATCAGTAAGTACGAGAAAACGGCGGGTGCAGCCGCCTGATCAAGAGGAGAAACGAAGTATGAATAATCTGATGGTCATTGATGGTATTGAAGTTCGTCGTGATGTTTATGGGCGTTACAGCCTGAACGATCTACATCGCGCAGCAGTAGCATCTGGTGCAAATGCCAGAACCAAGGAGCCAGGAAAGTTTCTTTCCAGCCAACAAACTGTTGAACTTGTTCATGAATTGACCAACACCCAGAATTTGGGTGTTGACCCGGTGAGTGTGATTCATGGGGGAAATGAACGGGGAACGTATGTCTGCAAAGAACTGGTGTATGCCTATGCAATGTGGATAAGCCCGTCATTCCATCTTAAGGTGATCCGTACTTTCGACATGGTAACCAGCGCACCGGAAAAATTATCCGGACAGGCTGCTGACAAGATGCAGGCTGGTGTGATTCTGCTGGACTTTATGCGTCGGGAGTTAAACCTGTCTAACTCATCTGTGCTTGGTGCCTGTCAGAAACTCCAGGAGGCTGTTGGCTTACCGAATCTGGCACCGCGCTATGCCATTGATGCTCCTGCTGATGCACACGATGGCTCAAGTCGCCCGACACTGTCACTGAGTGCACTGCTGAAACAGTATGGTATACGCCTGACGGCTAATCAGGCATATCACCAGATGGTGAAACTGGGGATCGTCGAGCAGCGCGAACGATACAGTCGTACCGCGATTAACAACATCAAAAAATTCTGGTCGCTGACAGCGAAAGGCTGCATGTTCGGCAAGAACATCACCAGTCCCGCAAATCCGCGCGAGACGCAGCCGCATTTCTTCGAATCCCGATTCCCTGAGCTGTTAAAGCTGCTCGATACCGTTCATTGAGGTGACCGTGAGAGCACTACTGACCCCTGAAATTGCCCCGCGTATGGGGATCGTATTGTTCAGGCCAGGTTCAGAGCTGATGCCCCTGTTTATGCAGGGGCGTGTCCTGCTGGAGCCTGAGCCGGAGCGTTATTCATCTTTCGCCAGTGGTGCCGTTCCGGCGGCATCACAACCGCTGGCGGATGATCCTGCCGTTCGGGCCGTGTTCCGCAATGAGGCAGTGATCCGTCGTGCTGGTGGCGTGGAATGTCTTGAAAGCTGGTTACTTCGTGAAAAAGGCTGCCAGTGGCCTCATTCCGACTGGCACAGCGAGAACATGACCACAATGCGACACGCTCCGGGTGCAATCCGTCTGTGCTGGCACTGCGATAACCAGCTGCGCGATCAGTTCACGGAACGGCTGGAATCAATGGCAACGGATAACTGTGCCCGCTGGGTGTTGTCTGTTGTGCGTCGGGATCTCGGTTTTGATGACAGTCACGTTGTGACAATGCCGGAACTGTGCTGGTGGCTGATTCGTAATGATCTGGCGGATGCCTTACCGGAAAGTGCAGCCCGTAAGGCACTGAGATTACCGAAGCCTGTTGTGCCGTCTGTTACCCGGGAAAGTGACCTTGTGCCTTCGGTTCCTGCCACCAGCATCATCCAGGATAAGGCGAAAAAGGTGCTGGCGCTGAAAGTGGATCCGGAGTCGCCGGAGTCTTTTATGTTACGCCCAAAACGTCGCCGCTGGGTTAATGAAAAGTACACGCGCTGGGTTAAGACACAGCCGTGTGCATGTTGTGGAAAGCCCGCTGATGATCCCCACCACCTGATAGGTCACGGTCAGGGTGGAATGGGAACAAAAGCGCATGACCTTTTTGTGTTGCCTTTGTGCAGAAAGCATCACGACGAGCTGCATGCGGATACCGTGGCATTTGAAGAGAAGTATGGCTCCCAGCTGGAGCTGATATTTCGTTTTATCGATCGTGCGCTGGCAATTGGCGTGCTGGCCTGATTTTGTGGAGAAAGTTGATGCGTGATATTCAAATGGTTCTTGAACGTTGGGGGGCATGGGTGGCAAATAATCACGAGGATGTCACCTGGTCGTCTATTGCTGCAGGATTTAAAGGACTAATCCCTTCAAAAGTAAAATCCCGCCCGCAATGTTGTGACGATGACGCGATGATCATTTGTGGATGCATGGCTCGCCTGAAAAAGAACAACAGCGATTTGCACGATTTATTAGTGGATTATTATGTAGGTGGTATGACTTTTATGGCGCTTGCCCGTAAACATGGGCGTTCTGATTGCTGGGTTGGGCGTTTATTGCAAAAAGCTGAAGGTGTAGTTGATGGCATGTTAATGATGTTAGAAATTGAGCTAGAGATGGATCGTTAGAAGACCTCTTATTGAGGGGGTAATTGAATCAGTTTAATGTGTGGGGAGTCGATTTATTCTCCCCATTTTATTTAATTTATTTAAGGTTTTAATTCATCAAGACGTTGTTGGATAGTGTTTTTGCTTGCGTTGTCTGTTATAGACATTTGTTGTACTTGCCCCATTGCCATTTGAGTTTCCATCCACATATCGGCCCACACTTTTGTATCGTTATTAACTTGAGCGATAGTAAATCTGACTTTTGATACCGGGGTTGTTGAATAGGCATTGCCGATTAACATTTGTCCAAAAACAGCAGAGCCGCCTTCCAGTTCTTTACCACATATAACACTGCTGTTATCCGCGTTGTAAATTATCAACCCTCTACTATTGCAGTAATTCACAAGGGCATCTTTGACTTTATCTTTTGTCGTATTTTGATAAACCCCCTCAGGTTTTCCTGATTGAGTTTTCTTTATCAATGGTACGGAAGAAGTACAACCTGAAATGATAGTTGCGCTAAGTAATAGTACAGTCATTTTATTCATGTTTCTTATCCATTGTTAAGGGCATACCCACACAATTATTTTTATTGGAGATGAATAATCAACCGTTTACAATCGTAAAAAATAAAATATGCTGTTAAGAGTGGTTACTTCGCCACACAACTTAAACCCGCCGCTGAGCGGTTTTTTTGTACCTGTAAACCTGGTGCAGTACAGTAAACACGCTGGTGGTCGTGAATACTGGCTTTTTATCTTGCTGGCTTTTTAGACAAGAGTTATTGGTATGTCACGTTAACCGGAAAGGGTAAAAAGACATGCTGAAACAGCAGGATATGACAGAAACCGCCAGAGTTGTGTTTGATGAATTAAGCGTTACCGAACCGGCGACAGTCGGGGAGATTGCGCAGAATACTTACCTTTCACGCGAACGCTGCCAGTTAATACTGACCCAGCTTGTTATGGCGGGTCTGGCAGACTATCAGTGCGGTTGTTACAGACGCCTTCAGTCCTGAAGGCTTTTTATTTGTGGTGAATGGGCGGCTGGTGGGGGGGCGACACCTGTCAGTCCTTTGCTTATGTGTTGATGATAATTTACCTTTTGGGGCTATAATTGAGCTAACCAATTGCTAATGAAAGTAAAATTATAATGGCTGTTGTCTGTTCAGTTATCATGGTTTGCTCCCCAATTAATATTTTTCTTGAAAAGGATACGTTGTCACTTAAGCCAGGCTCAGTTGTTCTGGCCACCAAATGCATCAGGGAGCTTTTCCTTATGCATTATGGCAAAGTTAAAATTGTCGATATAAGCGAATCCGTCGTAAGTCAATATCTGGAAAGTCAGCATAAGCTGACGAGGACTCGTCTGACTGACATTCCGCTTTACCTGTTGCTGGAACCCAACAATCCTGCGTTGGCTGCGGCTTTAATTACCAGCCAGGGATTTTCCGGAGAGGCCACGGATATGTTTCTTATGATGGCCTGCCTGTCTCTGTTTGAAACAGATGAACGGATGTCATTGTTTTTAAGTGGATGTTTATCCAGCATAAGTGCCAAAGTCAGGGCGATAATTCAGACAGATATATCAGCAAGCTGGACGCTTGGTGCGATTGCTCTACAGTTGCATATGAGTGAGAGTTTGTTAAAGACAAAACTGAAAAATGAAGGGGGCATGTTCAGTCGCTTGTTGCTGGAAGAGCGGATGCGTGTTGCTGTAAATATGTTATGTTCCCGGCATGGATATGGACAGACTATAGCAGAAAAATGCGGTTATTCAAGCAGGTCCTACTTTATTTCTGTATTTCACCGCTATTATGGCTTCCCGCCAGACAGATATGTATCCAGGCAAGGGCTTGATTATTGATTTTCATCTGATTATTATTTTTTGGCTCGGCCCTTTAGCTCAGTGGTGAGAGCGAGCGACTCATAATCGCCAGGTCGCTGGTTCAAATCCAGCAAGGGCCACCATCACATACCGCCATTAGCTCATCGGGATAGAGCGTCAGCCTTCGAAGCTGGTTGCGCGAGGTTCGAGTCCCCGGTGGTGGTCCATTATCGGTATTCTGCGTTGTTAGCTCAGCAGGACAGAGCAATTGCCTTCTAAGCAATCGGTCACTGGTTCGACTCCAGTACAACGCGCTACACTTATTTTCCCGTCTCGCTTTTGCGGGCCTTTTTTGTATCTGCGCCACGCCCGGCGCATACCAACCACAGAGCCTTTCGGGGGGGAGCTTACGGAGTGGTCAGTGTGACTTTCTCTGTGGGCAGATCGCTCCCGGGCGTTGGCTCACCCACCCAAAGGAACGTCACGATGTTTGGTATTTTTGGTAAAAAAAGCCCGCAGAGCGGCAACGGAAATTAAAAAGTTTGAAAAACGCGATCTGGCACAGGCGGTGATTAACGCCGCATACCTGGTGGCCTGTGCAGATGGTGAATGTGAGGCTTCCGAGAAAGCGAAGATCGAACAGGTCTTACGTAATCAGCCTGCGTTGTCTGCGTTTACCTCGGAAATTAATGCGATTAGCGCAACCATTATCGGTCAGCTGGATACGAACTTTAAAACTGGTCGTCGTGCGGCGTTACGTGAGATCGAGGATGTGAAACACGATACGCGTGAAGCGGAAGATGTGCTGGATGTGGCGGTGGCCATTGCGGAGGCAGACGGCGAAATTGAGCCGGAAGAGCGCAAGGTGCTGGAAGAGATTGCCGGTGTTCTGGGTCTTCGTCTGGAGAATCACCTGTGACGGTAAAACTGCGCCTGGCTGTGGCTGCACTCCTGCTGTTTCTGGTGGTGATGGTGGATTTCACCAGCAGAATCATGTCGGTGCTGGCGGATGGGGTGCTGGTCTGCGGCATTGTGGTATTGCTGTGGCCGGTGATAAAAAGAAACAGCCTGCATAATGCTTGATTTTTTTATTTGCTGTTTATTAAAAACACTTCTGCATGGTGAATCCCCCTGTGCGGAGGGGCGATCAGCAACCAGGTATATGGGATAATCGCGGATTCAGGTGCTGATACTGAATTCACCGGGAGGCACCCGGCACCATGCAAGAAAAAGAATGTGCATGCAAACATGCCCCTCTCCGGAGGGGCATTTTTTATGGGTAAAAAATGCCCGAATGGGTTCGGGCAATAGCATGAGATACTGATATTGTTGTGTTGTTATCGTGTGGATTTTAACCAGGGTTTATCAGGCTGCGCAACTGCGTGGCCTTTTTTCATTTCTTGGGCTGTAGTCCCCGTGTGTCATTCAGGCTTCCGGACTACAGCCCACTCCATATCTGATTTAATACACTATCCCGGCCGGGAGGAATAATGACATTTAAACATTATGATGTTGTCAGGGCGGCGTCGCCGTCAGACCTTGCGGAAAAGCTGACACACAAACTGAAAGAGGGCTGGCAGCCGTTTGGTAGTCCGGTGGCCATAACCCCTTATACCCTGATGCAGGCGATTACAGCAGAAGGTGATGTGGTGGTCAGTGGTGCAACTGAGCCGGATTGGTACTACGTCATCGTACTGGCCGGGCAGTCCAATGCCATGGCTTACGGTGAAGGGCTTCCGCTGCCGGATTCATACGATGCTCCGGATCCGCGCATTAAACAGCTGGCGCGCCGCAGTACAGTTACGCCGGGTGGGGCTGCCTGCAGATATAACGATATTATTCCGGCCGACCACTGCCTGCATGATGTGCAGGATATGAGTACGCTGAATCATCCGAAGGCAGACCTGAGCAAAGGGCAGTA